GGCGCTACCTCAACGGCATACTCGCGCCCCAGTGCCAGCGGGTTGGTGATCTTGCCCCAGTGTGTACAGGATGTACAAATGCCGGGATTCTCGGAGTCGAACTTAGTGCAGGGGTACGGACCTTTGATCTCCCGCAGCTTGGTGTTCATCCGGTCTTCGTCATACGGGTGAAGCTGAGACAGCCAGATCACCGCCTTGGGTGCTTCCTCGCACTTCTGCGCTATCGACAGCAGCCCACGCCATAGTGGCTCCATGCCATCTTGCTCGGCGTTCTCCATGTAGTATGCGAGTTGACCGCAGCCTGTGCCCTGCTTGGTACGATCAAATATCTTGCGAAACTTAGTCACCGAGTTCTCAAACAGCTTGACACTTGTGCCTGTGGTTTCCGTATTGGCGGGCAGTGTTGGGCGTTGGCCGGGAAGCTCGACCACGTTGGCCGGGGGTGTGGGCTTGGACTCGTAGGGTGTACCGGCCAGATGCTTGGTGACCAGCGCCTTGATGTCCTCGATGTCGAACAAGTCCCCCTCGTTCATGAAGCGCACGTTAGTTACCCCACGCACCTTCTTGCCGCTCTTGACCCCGTTATTGATCGTCCCCGGCACCCGCAGGATACGTGAGGCGTCGCCCGTCACAGTCGCGTCAATAGCCAGCTTCTTGGAGAAGCACAGGCGCTTGAACTGCTCGGCCACCGGCTTCCACTCCGACTTCGGAATAGCTTCTTTCAACGGCCAGTATGCGTGTACACCGCCGCCCGAATGGACGAACCAAGGCTGGCCAAGACCTGACAGTCCGACCTCATCGATGAACGCCATGATGGCTTCGAACCCAGCCTTGGGGGACGGGTAGCCCTTCTGTTTGATTACGCCACTTGCATCCGGCAAGTCCAGCGGGTGGTTACAGTCCACATCAATAGCGATGCACTTGACCATCTCCACATTCGGTGCGGTACGGTCATCAGGGTTTTTAAATGTCCCCAGTGCAAAGTACGTGTCGTATCCATTCAGCTTATAGCTTTCAAGCGTCTGCTCAAGTTCCCCCAGTGTCTCTTTGTATACATGCTCTTTGTACTTCGATGTCAGTTCCGCCACGCAGTAGTACCCGTTACCCGGTGGTGGGAGAACCGCCGCCATGAAATCAAGCGGGTTCATAGGTATCCTTTATTGTTTTAGTCGAACAGCGGAAGCTGGTTGGGGTCTGACGTTTTGTAGTCTGTTGCGCGTATCTGTGCCGCTTCAACAAACGTAGCCAAGCGGCGGATAAGTTCTTTCTGAAAATCGACAGGCATCCCCGTGTCTGGTTCAAACATCAAGAGCGATGCAGTCAGGAGTTCTTTATCGGTCAAGGCTTGAGGTTGTATTCTTTGCATATTCTTCTCCATGCTTCATCAGCGGTTTTAGATGCTTGCATAATCTTTAGCATTAGCTCGACACGATCTTGGTAGCCGACAAACACTTCGGTCTTACCCATCATCCAGTTATAAACAGTCTGTCGTGTCACACCAAGCACGTATGCAATCTTGGTTACAGGAAATTCCAAATAGATAGCCCAACGCCCAAGCTGGTTGCCCGGTGTCTTAGGCGCTGCTGCAACGGCATCTATAATTTTTTGAGAGTAGGCCATGTGGTTTATGTGTGGTTAGAAGTGCGGGGTCACTGAGCCTGTGAAACTTTCCGAAAGGATGCCCAGCCCCCGCTGCCGGTGTTATTAGCGCCACCTCCGGCTGGGCTATTCTTTATTTACTCGTCGTCCCAGTCAGCCACGATGTCGGCCAGCTTGCCCTTCTTCTCAGGCACAGCGGATGGCTTCGCAGCATCCTTGCGAACTTCTGGCTCGGACTCGTCTTCGTCAACGATTTCGACTTTCTTCTTGGTGGTCTTGGCCTTGGGTGCTGGTGCTTCCTCTTCGGCTTCAACCGCAGGCGCTTTACCCGGCAGTGCAGGAGCACTCTTAACGCCATCCGACTGAGCAACAGTCATCACAACAGCGCGGCTTGCATCGGTGCTGTCAGCTTGCGTCTTGACCACGGCGTACTCGTCATTGGTCAACCAACGAACCGGGGTAAAGAACAGCTTGGGCGACTCCGCTTTGGTATCGAACTTCATGCGGGTGACGATCTGCTCTGGGTTGATCGGTGGGTTGGACAAGGCCAGATGACGCGCAAATGCCTGAAGCGGGCGCTTGTCGCCGTCTTCCTTACCGAACACCGATGTTGCTGGCAACGTCAACTGCATGACATCACCACCGGGGTTGTTCTCCAACACCACAGCCAGACGCTGCTGATAACGGCAAGCGCGGCTATTACCCTGACCCGAACCGGCTTGGTTCTGTGGGCACGACAGGCATGTCTGCGCTTGTTTGTTTCTCGCACCGGCATCAGGCTTCTCACCATCGTTAGACCAGCAGTCAGGCGCAGCAGCGGCAGCATCCTTATCGTATGCACCAGCGTAAAAAATACGGCTGACCTTGGGTGCGGCCTTGACGATAATCACATCGAGGTGACGGTCTTCGATAGCAGCAATTTCTTTACCGCCCGACACCAGACGGAACACGCCGCCTTTGATCGAGATACGCTTGACGCTACCACCAGTGCCACCACCGGTCAGAGCCAGTGCGGTTTCAGACAGTTCGTTGTTACGTGCGAAGTCGGGTACTTGTGCGGGATTGAATACAGTTAGATCAGACATATGAGTTCTCACTTAGTAGGTTTAGTCACACGAACTTCGAAGTCCGTGTATGCGTTTAATCCGGGTGGTACAAGCGCCGGATTTTCTTCAAGGAACCGCGCCATATTGGTTTGCGCAATCCGTTTCTCCAACAGGTCTACGACATCGTGCTCGATGATGAACTTCTTGAACGAGTCCCAGTCCTGTGTGTTGTAACGGGTTTTGTTTACCAACGACACGGTACCGAAGGTGGTGTTGACCGACTTGACGCCAAGCGCTTTCATCTGGTCTTTCATTGCGAAACGAAGTTCGTCTTGCTGTGCTTTGAGTTGTTCCAACTTAGTGTCGTACTCTTGCGTCAGCGTGTCGATCTCCGTCTTGATCTTGCGATAAATTTTCGCAAGCTTGTCCAGCGGAATGATGGTTTCATTCATTTGCTTCTCCTATTATTTTGTCTAGCGTTTGACAGATTACCTAAAACCAGTTTCGTTTGCAACCCCCTTTCACGTTTTTATTTCAGCGTTGAACATCTGCGTTAGCAGAGTGTTATCTGTGACCTTGCCTTCCAGTGCCTTGAACATGCGCTTCTCAATCGGACTACCCTGAATGTGGATAACCGTGACTTTGTCTGAGTCCTGCCCCTTACGGTCTGCCCGTGCGATGCACTGGATATATTGTTCAACAGACATCAACGGACCGAAGAACACCACCGTATCCGCAGCAGTCAAAGTGATACCGTGTGCAGTTGCTTGAGGCTGCATGACAAGTACTCGTGGGTCTTTCTCTGTCTGGAAACGTCGAATAATGTCTGCGCGTTTGGGCGGTGTGATGTCGCCGTGGATGACCTCGGCACTGATGTTTCTTTTGAGCAAGTGCGTGTGTATGGTACTGATGGTGCTGCGAAACAAAGCGAAGATGATGACCTTGCGTGAAGTCTCTTCCAGTATTTCCTCCAGCACTGAGAGGCGTGGGGCAGCATCGAACTCAATGACTTCCTTGTCATCTGTGTACGCTGCGCCGCATGATATTTGCAAGAGCTTAGATACCCCGGCAGCGGCATTCACAGCAGTGATGGTCTCACCTGCTGCTTGCACCATCATGCGTTCTTTCAACAGGTTGTAGTACTTGGCTTGCTGTGGTGTCAGTGGTACCTCTCGCGTCATGGTCAGTACTGGTGGCAAATCAAGGCACTGCTCTTTGGTAAAGCGTATGGCGGGCTGCAAGGCTTCGTGAACATCCTGCGCTGCGCTGGCCTTGGGCACCCACTTGAACTGCGTGACTTTGTTCATGACCTTATCGCGCCAGCCTGTGAAGAACTTAGGCACACCATCGGGGTTGACTAACCTAGCTAACCCATACGCATCCGCAGGTGACTGCGATGCTGGAGTACCCGTCATCATCCACAGGTGGGTGTTGGGTCCGACGATAGCCTTCAACGCCTTCCAACGCTTGGTGGTCATGGTCTTGTATGCGTTGGCTTCATCGACGATAACAAGATCAAAGCGTCCGTCATTGATAACCTCATCAGCAATCAAGTTTAGTCCATCGTAGTTGGCAATAACAAAGTCGTAGTCTTGCTGAACCATTTCGATACGGCGACCAGCCTGCGCGTGGTGCGCGATAATCGCAGAGCGATGAATGATGCTGTTGTTCAAGTCACCTAGCCATGCTGACTGCATAATAGAGAGCGGGCACAGAATGAGACAGCGCCGCACATCCCCACGTTGCATCAAGTAGTCCGCAGCCCATAGTGCCGAAAGAGTCTTGCCAGTGCCCGGCTCCGAAAACACGAACGCTTTCTTATGCATAGTGAGAAACGCTGCCGTTTCAATCTGGTGCGCCATCGGCGTGTATTTACCCGGCCAGTTGTACCGCCTAGTGATTGGCGAAGGAACATCTTTGACACCAAGGTTTTTGAGGACACGCGCTTCATCAAGTCCCCAATAAACTGCGATCTCCGTTGTACCATCTGCGCTCCTGTTAAGTACTTTATGTTTAGGAATTACTCGATACTTGTCTGGGTTGCGAGTGCGAAATAGCAACGCTTTGTTATCGACGATCTGCATTTACTTCCCCTATTTGTTATCACTTCTATTTGCTGACTTGCTGCGAACTCTGAGGTTGCTCTTTGTTGTTGTGCCGCCTGAACGCAGCGGTTTCTTGTGGTCTACATCTTTGCCGTCACCCTTAGTAACAGCGCCGGTCTTCTCCATCATGCGCCTAGCTTTGACTCGCTCGGCACGGTTTTTAATTTGCTCTGGTTGAGCATGGTAGTTGTCGTACTCTGATTTGTAGTTGCGTGTCATTTTATTTCTCCAAAGAAGGCTTTTGTTGGGGGAGTGGCAACCCATGAATTGTGCGCGGGTATGTATAGAAGCACTACGTCTAACACGCCATCCACGTAAACATTAATTCGCTTTATGTTTTTATCTATCGCAAAAAAAGAATCTGCGGTTTTTTGTATGTGGGGGGTTTGGCCTTCTGATAAGTGTAGAGAGCCGGTGCCACTATTAAATTCAACAGAGAGATACTCTACTTTGCAGCCGCAATCAAACATAATTAACTCCTTGGGTGGTTGGCACAGGTGGTTACAGGACACCACGGGCATAGTGGAGAAGGTCTTGGGTTCCATACGCCTGTTGCATGAGCCTGCTCGATACGAGCGATGCGCTCTCTGTAATCCCACCACGCTGGTTCTGCTTCGTCCACGGTCATACTTAGCTTGACCATGTCATTCTTTACTACGAACAACAGCGCAGCATTCACTTTGCGAATGTGCGGGAAGTGCGCAAACACCATCATGGCCATGAGCTTTAACTGTTCACGGTCTGGGTATTTGTTATTGCCTGTCTTGTAGTCCACAATCCAAGCGGTCAGATTATCGTCATCAATAATCAAAAGGTCTGCGATACCCCTGACCCACACAGCCTCATCCTTCCAGCCGCATGGGTTCAGGTCAATTGTCAGCGCCATCTGGTGTTCGCATAGCTTTCTACCGGGCTTTGCAATCAGTGCATCGAGCGTGTCCTTGACGAAGGCGAACTGCTCTGGGATGGGGGTACCATCCCGCACGTAGTCCTCTGCTGCCTTGTGAAGTTCGGTGCCGTACTTGGTAGCCTCTGTCTCTTTGAACTGGTAGTTCTTCAAGACACGAACTTCTTGGTAACGCTTGGCACAGCCCTCGTAATCCTTCAAGGCACTGTGCGACCAGACAACCTTATTCATTCAAACCTCGCAGAGTCAATGGCTTCTGACAGCCTGTGTGCAAACTCGGTAACGAATCGTTCGTTTTTATTTAGCCTGTGCTCATCCATGTCGTACAGAATCGCATGTACCAACTCATGCCAGAACGAATCGTTCATTTCTTTTCTTGAGTACCGCCGCCCAGTGACGCTGCTCTTCTTGCCAAGCTCAATACGGTTGCGGTCGTAATGCACCCGCGCCATGTCACCGTCTTTCAGCATCGTCTCCAATATGTCAACGGTATACATCTTCCTACCCACCCTGATCTTGCGTGGTAACTCTAACGTCTGCTTTCTGGTTTTATTCAATTACTTCTCCTTTAGTTCTTAGCCATGCCATACCGCTTGTGTGTACCACCATCTGCTGATAACGGAATCCCCCGCATGTATGAAGGCTCCATAGTCATCTGCGCCAAAACCCAATCTAAGGCTTCAGCGGCTTCTCCTTCCGGCACCATAGCGATCTGTTCATCATGGACGGTGCCAACCACAGGGTATCTTTTAGATACCCGCAGCATCCCATCAGTCATCACAATACGTGCCAATGCCTGAGTAACATTATTTGTTACTTTACCTGCGTACAACTTGGTAGCGTCTGGCCCGTATACCCACTGGCTCCTACCTTTATCGTCTGGTTCGATGCGTAAGTCTGGATAAAGCAGTTTCATTCCGTTGGGCAATTCAATCTCGCCCTTACGGAAGATTAGACATTTATACACGAACTCCTCGCCACCGTAAAGACTGCGCTCGATCAAGCCTGTACACATTTCCCAAAAGGAAACAACCGGGTAGGCGGTCTTGCGGTAGATGTCGATGATGCGCTTGGCTGCGATGGCGTGATACACCAACTCTTTCAAGCTACATGTGTGGGGGATGTCCCGCAGCTTGGCCTCAGTGTCCTGCCAACTCAAAAACTCTTCTGCAAGTTTCTGGTTAGCCCCCAACTGTCTGGCAAATGTCGCCTCGTACCGCACAGGAGGAGCGCCCAGAAAGCCAGTCAGCAACTGGCTGGCAAAGCTTGCCCAGCCCAACCCATACCCACAGCCAAGCAACGCTGACTTGGCGCTCTGCCGTAGCTCTGGATGGCTGTCCTTGGTCATGTTAGGGATACGAAACATCTGCGCCCCGAAGGCAGCATAAGGGTCTACCCCTGCGCGGAAGATACCCAGCATCTCGTCGTAGTCCGACAACCACGCCAACACCCTCGGCTCGATCTGAGACAAGTCACCCACGACCAGTGCGTACCCATCAGGAGCCATGATCGCCTTGCGCAAGAAGCTGCCACGCTTTAGGTTCTGCATGTTGATCGCGCTCCCCTTGGCTGCCGTCCACCGCCCAGTAGTCGCACCGTAGTAGGCAAGCGGTACAGGTAGTGGACCACGGCTTGAGATGTCTAAGAATCTTTGCGCTCGTGTGCGCTCAGTCGTAGATTTAACTCGCAGTCGTGCTTCGCATAAGAGTCGGACATCTTCTTTGTCGCTGTGCAGTAGTGCTTGGAACATAGCGTCATTCTTAGCAAGTGCCAGTGTCTGCTTACCTGTCGTCTTGCTCTTCTTATATGGAACTGCGCATCCCAGCGAAGCCAAAACATCTGCGAATTTAGGGTTGCTTGCCAGCGTTGCATCGTCCACATTAAGTCTTGCCAAAAGTTCTTCACGTGTTGTCCTTTCTTCTTCAATGGCTTGGAACAGCATCTGCTCATCGAGCACCAAGCGTGGTTGGGTATACATCTTCAGTGTCATGTCGATCAGCCGTAACTCAGATGCAGGATAGCCCTCGACCAGACGTTTAAAGATTTCTTCACACAGGTACACATCATGGCGGCAGTAGTCCGCCAACTCCTGCTCAACGTGGAGCGGTAACTCGTCAAGGTAATTCTCTGACGAAGCCAGCCCCTGCCCTTTGGCCTCAAGACCGAAGTCTTCTGCCATCTTCTTCAAGCTGTTGCCAGCCTCGACACCACGCACAGCACGACCCATGGACAGCGTGTCAAAGATAAACGCAGGATGACAGCCGTACACCCACGCCAGTATGGACACATCGAACAGCGCGTTCTGAGCGATGACTGCGGTCTTGCTCCAGTCAATACCTTTCGCCCACTCTGCGATGTCACGGCCACGTATCCATGTGGCAGGTAGCGGGTCACCGTAGTCCTTCCAACACAAGCCCCATGCTTTGAAGCGTGGGTCACGCAAGTACTCTTCGTTCGTCTGGCAAGAGAAGCCCAGCTTCACCGCCCGCCCCCATGCAGTTTCGAAGTCAAGTACGATGATTCGTTCGTATGGTTTACTCACTTAGCTTCCTATCTGTTGGTCTGGTGGTAAGGTTGAGTTGTACTCATCCCATGCTTCTTCTAACATCTCCGCTGAAGCCATCAGCATGTGTATCAATGCTTCGTGCTTGTATTCATCCAGCCCCTCGGCAAAACCACGCATCCTGTGCGCCATCGTGAAGTACTGTAGTTTTCTTGCGTTGTATTTCATGTGTTCTTCTCCTTCAGCTTTTGCTCTGCTTTTTTAATGTTGACTAAATTAGGTCTGCCGCAATCCAGTATTTCTTTTATCTCCTCATCCGTCAGCCCCTGCCATTCGCCGCATCTGGCGCAGTTGTATATTTCTTTGGCGCAGTTGGCGCAGATCGTTTGCTCGTGTGCCGCTTGCCATCCTTCCCATGCCCAGTACGCAGGTGAATCTTTGCGGTAGGGGTTGCCTTCGACAAGCCCGTCAGAGTTCCACCACTTGTTAAATTCTTCAGTCATTTGCTTCTCCTTGTTTTAGTTGAACTGCTCTTTTGGTGGTGCATCCATTGTGTTTACAAACACAAAGTAATCTTCGACTGACTTGATTAAGTTGTGCGTCTCCATGTCGGTTGCGTTGAGTGATATAACTTCATTCACCGGGCTACCGGGCAGCGAGATTATCACTACCCCCTGTGCTGCATCCTTGCCGTAACACTTTGCCAGTGCTTCGATCAGATTACGAAAGTGTTCTCTATCGTCTTCACTCATCTCCGCTAATCGCTTGGCAAAAGCTCTTGGATCAGACATGTTAATAACCTCCTTAGTTCGTCAGTGTTGTCTTCACGGGCAACGAAAGCGAAGCCCCCGGCTTCTTTGATTCTTTCGATCTCGCGTTCTTGTAAAGCCGTAAGCTGCCCCTTCCCTGCCTTGCACTCGATGGCCACGAACAAACCCATGAAACACCCAACAATGTCAGGTACTCCAGAGCGCCCATACCCATGCGTGGCAGGAAAGAAGTAATAAATGCGAAGCTCATCAAGCAGCTTCTTCACCTTCGCTTTGACTTTCGCTTCGGGGGTCATGTATTTGCTTCTTCCTTATCTCTTGGACTTCTTCTAGTTCATCTTCCGACATGTACTGCTCAAGCGTATAGAACCGCTCATCACAAGCCAGACACTTACGCTTGCGCACTACCATGTCCTCGATACGCCGCGTGTCATACGTGGCGATCTTGGTGTTACGGCACGATGGGCATTGCATCAGAACTCCTTGTTGGCTTCGGCTTCATGCCACATTAAAAATGTAATGCAACACATAGCGTGAGCTAAGTGCGTCATCCCCGTCTCAGGGTCATCCATCTCCCCACGCCACCAAGCATCCATGTGCCGCATAGCGGCATCGTAATACCGGGTTGTCGCTTTCGGTACGTGCTTCCAGTTGTCTGGCGCGTACTTGTTGGCTCCGAACTCCAGCACCTTGATGTAGTCTTGCATCACACCCTCCGGCACCAACGACCAACGCACTTTGCCTGCGTCATACTTAACTCCTTCGCTCATAACTTATGTCCTCTCATCTGTCTGCACAACTCACGCTGTGCGTTATCAAAGTCCGGGCTGATCTCCGATACACCGCAAGGTAGCTTCGGGGGCTGTGTCAGCGCACGATGTCCCCAGTACACAGAGAACAACGCAACGCTGACATAGAACGCCACGACTATTGCCGTTGCCCACTTCATTTAATTAGCGCACCGAAGCGCGTAGGGCTACCCACCGTCATGAACATCTCAGCCGCTTCTTTGGCTTCGTCATCGGTCATGTTGTTCAGGTCTATGGTTCTCCCGTCCAACGTCTGCACCGCTTCGATACCGCCCATGAGTTCTTTGTTCTTCTCAAGGAAGTCCACGATGAACTGTCGTGATGTACGTATTTCACTCATTATTCTGCCCTCGCTTTCATCATTGCATCCGCAAAGCAATACGCTACGTCTGCTATGTTTTCACAATCGTCTTCGTAATCCCACTCGTACTCCTTATGGTAGATAGCGTGTACTTCTTTGACCATATTAAACGCCACAGGCAACGCTGCTGTCGCAAAGTAATCGCGTAAGTCCATGCCCTGCTGGCCCGTCATGTTTGGAAATGCTTTCATTCTGTCTTCCCCTTTATTAAGTCAATCATTTCTAAGTAAGCAGACTTGCTGCTGTCGTGTGTGTTAGCCATGACCATGTCATGCGCCACTTTGGATAGCACTGAGTACTTGCGCAGTGCAGCGGCTGCTTCGTTGTCCATATCACTACGCGCATTGTCCTCAAGGTAGTCTGCGAGTTCTCTTAGCGTAGGTTTCTTTCGTATGTTCACCAGAGCGCCCTCCCGTGTGTGGCTTCGGTTGGTTTAGGAACTTTCTCCTTGGCCTTGGTCACAAGCTTCCAGCCCGGCTGGACAAACTTCTCTGCCTCATGCCGGTCATGGAACTTGCGAAACAAAACCCCCTCGTCATCGTAGACCCAGAAGCGCATCATGCCTCTCCCACCATGGCCTTGATGCGTTTGTACAGCGCCATGACCTGCGAGAAAGAAAGTGTTGATAGTAGTTGCTCTGGGTCAAAGGCAGGGGCTGGCTCTGTGCGTCTGGTTATGGTCACCAGCTTCTTCTCCACGCCATCCTGCGTATCCAGCGCGGCGATGCCTGCCTTCGTTTGTTTCTTCTTGATTGCGGGCACAGCCACTTTCTTTTTCTTGCTTGCCTTGATCGGTGTGTACTCAGCTTGCAGTGCGGTGTAGCGCCCGTTGTCATCCCTTGTGACCATACCGCAGTGGTACATCTGCGTAAGCAGTGAACCTATGGAAGCCGCATTGAACCCACGGTTGGCCAGCATACGGGCGATGTCTTTGTGTTGCAGTCGTGGGTTGTCCCGCACCGCATTGAACGTCTCACGGCTGACGTTGTTGGTGGGTTTGAATGCATGGGGCAGCGCGGGTCTTGCGTCTTCCCGTGGGTCATCCTTCGCCCAAGCGTTGACGATATGCTTGATGTCTTCTGGTGTAGTTGTACGTGTTTGCATTTGCTTCTCCTGTTCAGTTTTTTTGGCTAGTGCGATTTGTAATGCAGTGGCTAAGTTGGACATGATTACCTCAACATAAGTGACATACCGAGTACGTAAATGATGATGCCCCCTACGGCCAAGGCAACCATCTGCCAGTTTGTTCTAGCGGATGCAGTGGGTCTCCACTCCCCGCCCAGTAATGCGTCTTGCAGCGCAAGCTCATCTTCGTCCTGCGTTGGGCGTGGCGGTTCGTAATACACACCGATCTTTATCTTGCCTGTGTCGTACGGCGTGACACGCGGCTTGTCGGTGAACGGCTTGTCTAATGTGTTGTCGTGCATAGTCCCTCCGAGTTGGGGTTAAGGAAATTAGAACTTAAATTACTACGGGTAGTGTGTCAATAGGTAAGTGCGCACTTCGCCTACAAGATACCTAAGAACACAAAGAACAGTAGCCCTATGAGGCATACCACACAGAAGATCGTCAGCATCGAGTCCTCATCCCAGTCATTGTCATCCATCTCACACCCCCACAAAAAGAAAGAACAACACGGCCACCACTGTACCGATGGCCGCACCCCACACTGCTGCAAGCAGCATCTCTATCTCGCTATCTTCTAAGTGCATCTTCGTCTCCTATTCAAACTCTTGGGCTACGATGTAACCCAGTTCACGAATACCTGCAATGACTTCGCTTGGCAACTCATACACACCATCGTAGTCAACCAGATGCTTGCCCTCGAACCACAGGCCACCACCCCACTCATCGCCGTAGTCCTCGTGCTCGAAGTACCCGAAGTTTTCTTCGGGGTTGAGTACCACTTCGAATTTATTTTGCTGCGTTCTCAGTTGCTTGTTTTCCATTTATTCCCCCTTTGCTTTAGTAATCGCTGCTCTTGCGTTTGCTACGGCCTTGACTGTTTCGTCGTTTATCTCAAGGTCATAGCAGACACCCAGTAGATCAACCAGTGCGTTTAGTAAATCAGGTGCAGCGTAAATCAACATGGCGTTTGCACGTTTCTCCGTGTCTGGAATAGAAGCGCAGTTTTTTATGGCTGCAATCGTAACTGAGTGTTGTCCGGGCTTTCTACACGTAACAGAGTAGGGGTTGTCTTTCCACCCCCATCGAGTGTTGTCATTGAACCGCCATTCTTCTTTTGTATACATTTGCTTCTCCTTTTAAAAAAGGGGTCAGGCTGACCCCATTTGTAATCAAACAACGTACAACTCGTCATACAGCGACTGCAATATCAAGTCCACATCTTCGCCATGCTCAAGACACTCAAGCGCCCAGTCAAGGGACGATGCAGGTAAGTTACTCACGCTCATGTGACGCAGCGCCAAGGCCGTATCGTCAGGCCACACAGATTCAGCGATCAGGTTAGCCAGTGCATCGTAGTGCCCATACTGCGCATCGAGCACGGCATCGATAGCATCCTCACGATCATAGTCAGGCTCGGCGTACTTGTCGTAGTTAGCGGAGTAGTGTGTGCCTGTGTACGTCTTGTAGCTCTGCCACCAGTTGCCTGTAGTGTAGTCATGCAAGGGTTCTACCACCGATGGGTCACGCTCAACAGGCAGCGCATCCCAATCAACAGATAAAATAGATACCGCAAGGTTTTGGTAATAGACTAAATCTAAACTCTCCTCCTGCGTATGCTCACGGGCATAGCCCACCGATATGTTGGTGCACTCTGGGATGATGTCAGTAAACTCTGCGGTATCTGTGTACACGCCAGTGTCATCGTTCAACATCATCAATGCGTCATGCCCATCCATCAGTGCGTCAGCCAAGGCAGAGCCGAACGTATCAGAGCAGCACCTACCCCAACCCTGATGCGTGATGACTGAGTCAATACCACGCCGATCAAACGCTATCGCTCTGTCGAACTCTTTGAGTAGGTCTTGCTGCTTCTCTGCAAGATACCTTGCACCTACACCACCGCGCTCCTCACCTTGCGTGAAGATGTAGTAGCCACGCACACCACCCCAGATCAGATGCATCAACAGCGCAACACCTGCACCGTCATCCGCACCCAGTACGTCACCCTTAGCCCGCCAGTGTGTCTTGGTCTTGGTGATCTTGTTCTTGCCTTCGTTGCGGTGGACAGTGTCCACGTGTGCTACGAATAAGGTGCGGTGTGATGCTTGGCTTCGGTTGTCTACGTGAAGGTTACCTGCACCGTCATAGAACGCAGCCTTGTTAAGCTCAAGTGGTAGCTGTTCGCGCAGCCATGCAGTGAACTTGACGTTGGTTGCTGACCCATGTGGGCGTTTGATGGATAGGGCGGTGTTCAATACCTTGCCCAGTACGGTAGTTGTTCTCATGATTAGTTCTCCTCTGTGTTGGTTGTGTACTCGTCTGCGTGTTTCTCATGCACTCGCTTGCCGCATGGTGTCTCGATGTACTCGTCCTCGTCGCACAAGTACCACTGCTCATCATGCTCACACTGCCATGCGTCTTGCTCAAGCGCCCAGTCACCGCTCTCTAACTGCACACAGTCATCGCTATGCTCTGTTGTACCTGAGTGATGGCAATGCACCCAGCAGTCATCGTCGGTGTGCACCCAGATGTCACGGTAGTCAAGATGCACCGCATCGTCCTGATGCGCATAGTCACCGCAGTCAAGCTCAACGATGCCGTGCCGATCAAGATAGTCAGGGTCATAGTACTCACCGTTAACCTCAATCGCATAATCGGAGCAGATGTAGTACTCGTCACCACCACGGCCATGGACATACGTATAGTCACCGATGCAGCACTCACCCACCTGTCTGTCACCGTGATACCCGACGCTACGCAAGTCATCTTCATGCACACGATCACCGCAGTCACCGCAAGAACAATTTGATGCACCGTTGGCGTGACCGTCAGTGCGGTCACACTCGTAGTCACCATATGAATCAATCAACAGATGCTCGCCATGGTCAAAGACAGTCTTGATGTTGCCGTCAATGTACGGCGCCCAGAAGTCATCGCTGTACCTGCCCTTGGTTATCTTGGCGAGTTTCAAACCGTCCCAGTCACAGGCTTTCTCGAAGCCTTGGTCACGCAGCCACACCTCGATAGCCTCGTCGCTGTGTGAATACTGGTTGCTGTTGTCGCGTCTGGTGTAAGAGCGCACGAACGTCATGCTCTCGATGTTGACCAAGCACCGCGCAGTGATGAGTTCACTTGCACCCAGACGCACAGCAATACGCCAGCCATACTTGGGGTCATACACTTCGTACGGATGCATATCGTTGTCACGGTTGCAGTGCTCCCACCGCATACATGAGTGCGGCCCGTCCTGTACAGCTTGCACGATCTTGGGAACCGTATCCCACAGCACAAACTTATACGGCACATGACGCATGGCAATGTCGCGCACCCAGTGGTCAGGCATGGTAGGGAAGTGTCGCGCTATGTACTTGCCAACAGATGTGACCGTCTGCCTGTCGGCGTAGCCGTGTGCGTCTGACCTTGTGTATGCGATGCGTGATGGGTCAGAGTCAGCAGCGTGGGGGTGTTCGAGTACAAGCAGATGCCAGTCTGCGGGGGGTGCTAGGGTTACGGCTTGCTGTATCGCAGGATGCACGGGTGCGGAACCGTACTCACGAGAGAACCACGTGCGGTAGTTGGCAGGGTCACGGTCAGGGTACTTGGGTTTGTACGACTCTGGCAAATCATCCCAACCGTAGTTCGTGATGTGCTTGCCAACCAGTGCGCGTTCGTTCAGGATGTGGGCTAAGTCTGTCATCCATTCCCAACGACTAATGCCGCAGTACTCTGCGGGTGTGTACTTGCTCATGGTGTTTCCTTTCGGGTTGTGTTGCGTTAAGTGAATGGCCTGAATAACGGGTCAGGCCGACCCGTTTTTGTTTACCGTAGATCAGCGAACCAATTACCCTGTGCCATCTCTGCATCGAGCCGCTCATCGAGCGGGATAAACTTCTCAAACAAATCCATGAAGGCAGTCAAGATGCGCTCTTGGTTGTTCAAGTCAGCATAAAGGTAGGCATCGGCCAAGCGGGAGGCAAAGCCCCCACCAGTACGCTTCATTGCATGGGCTGCTGCGTTTAATTGTTCTGATGTGTATTTCATTTGTTTCTCCTTTACGAATAGCGTGGTGTTGTTTCGGGATAGTGAGGCTTGGGCATACCCTCACTGACGATGGCTGCGTACCTGCCCTCGGATAAGACGCTGCTCGTCTCTGGTCTGCCTTCGTTCCACTTGGTCAGGATGTTGTGCAGGTCAATAGCGTAGGTGTACGCCTCGCCCTCATCACTAAACCCTCGCAGGTACTGCGCTGCTTCAGGCTCCATGCATAGCTCGGCGGTGTCGTAATACCACCCGCCTTCTTCAGGCCCGCCAAACGCGCGGTCTTCCATGTAAACGGCTACGGTGTAGAACTTGGGTTGGTTTTGGTTCATTTGCTACTCCTTTCGGTTGGTTGAATTTCGGGTCAGGCTGACCCGTTTTGCTGCACTACATCTAGATTATACTACATCTAGTTTTACTACCGGTAATTCTGCTACCAGTAACTCGCCCCACGTACGTGGGATAAACTCCGTGTCATCTACACAGATCAGCCAGTTCTTTATGTTCTCCCTGTGTTCGACCTTAGCCTGCGCGTCTCGCGCCGCATCGCTGGGTTCCCCTTTGTTGAGTTCATGAATCATGGCAAGCTCCTGCTCTGCGTTTAGTAGTTCCCGCTTGGCCGTCAGTATGTGTAGTTCTCTTAGCTTGGCGTTGTCTGCCTTGCTCATGGTGCGGGGGAATGGAATCTTGACTCTGGCTTTCGCTGCTCTGGGGATGTTGGCAAACGCAACACTCACCGCTTCCTTTATGTGCGTGGGAACCCAGTCAGTCCAATGTGCGCCGTCATTGGGTATGTTTTTACCTTTTTCTTTTTCGTACAAAGCCTGCTCCTTCGGTGTTCGGATAGCGTAGTACCGGTACTCGCGCAGTTTGACTTTAAGTTTCTTGAGCAGGGCTTCGTACCCATTCAATGCTTCGCGCCTTTCGGGGTTGGGGTAGCGTTCGCTTTCGTAGGCCAGCATTGCCCGTACACTGCGGCGCTCATTGACTAACTGATTGATTATGTTTTGCCACAGGTCTTGCACCATCTTCTTACGCGCAGTCTTGCTTCGGTCTTCCGCCTTCAGCGCTTTCACTTTTTCACGTATGGCCACTGCTTCCGCACCGCGGATGCCTTTACGCATGAGATGGTTGTGTAGTTCTTTGTCGGTCATCACCGACATCATACGGTAGGTATTGAACGTCATTTTTTCCTCACATGAAATGATAAATGGATAGTGCGACAGGAAGTATCCATCGTTTTATCAAAAAGCACAAGTGCTCTGGACACAAAAATCCCGCATGAATGCTCGGCCATTCAGAAGTCAGTCCGATATATCCGTGTCTGGGGAAAATAGGTATAGGGCTTCAGGAATATTCAGAAAGTTTTGCTTTTGCTTGCAGCCAGTCGCAGGTATATAAAAACAAAAGCCACTCTAGTATAGTATTTATTTATATATATATATATATGGGACTGTTTTTGTTTTACGCCAGTATTTGTGCGGGTTTTGGGGTGTCCATGCAACAAGGAGAGTTGATAAAACGATGGATACCTTGAAAAAGGGGTCATTTTGACCCCTTTTGTTGATAGTGGCGCTCACCCTACCCACTTCATGCCGTACACAGAGGGGTAATACTCGCCGGTGAAGCCCCTGTCTCCCATCTCTTTCACGTATACGCGGCCAGTGCTGCCGCTGTGTCGTGGTTCTTGCCAGCCTGTAACGATGGCGGCTTCCCCTCTGAAGTCGTGCGCTATGTCACCGCTCTTGACTTCAATGCCTGTGGATTCTTTGATGAGTTTCATGGTGTGGTTCCTTTCGGGTTAGATGGATACAACGCGGGAGTACTGCTCTGCTTGGTCTTCGTAGGGCATGACGAAAGCGCAGATGGCTGCGCCTTTGAAGTCGTACCGTGCCATGTCGCCGTAGTCCCCATTCAAGCGGGCGGATAAGCCCATTTCGCGGCTGACCTTGCGGATAGCGCCTCTGAAGGTGGTGGCGTGGACTTTGAAGCGGGTTACCCAACAGTAGTTTGCTTCGCCGCCGTAGGTGTCGGTGACTTCAACGAAGAAGATGGATTGCGTAGCTTTCATGGTGTTTCTCCTTTCAGGGGTGGATAAACGGGTCAGGTTGACCCGATTTTGGTCATGCGTACAGGTTGCGGTAGGCGAGGTTGCTGTTACGCAATTCGCCCAGTACTTTGCCCAGTTCTCTGGCTCGGCTCTTGTTGCCCGTCATCCATGCAATGGACTGAGCTTCTTGTAGTTCGCGGAACTCTCGGACTTCATCGGCTGTTAAGCGCTTGAAGGTATGGCGGGTGTATTTTTGGTATTCCATGGTGATTCCTTTCTGGTTAGTTAATTTCAATTACAACAAAGCCGTCAGAGATAATATCCCCGCGCTGTAACTCAGCTCCGTCCATGTAGTAGAAGATGCGCTCGTCATCGGCGTCCTCTACCTCGTCCCAACTACCTCTGGCTATGAGTACGTCCATAATTCCAACAGTTTTCGCAGTCGGGTCAGTCGGCAACCAAAAGCCTCTGCATTTCATTGTTTCGTATTCCATGGTGATTCCTTTCGGTGGTTATCGGGTCAGGGTGACCCGTTTTTGGTTAGTTTGTAATGGCTTCAATGGCTTGCGCGTCTGTACAGATACAGACAATCCGCTCAAAGCGCGGTGCGCCTTCCAATGAATGTACGACTACGTTTTTTCCGGTATGGGTGTAGCTTTCCACACGCATGGGCTTGCCGTGTACGGTGATGACTTGCCCGATTGAGTACGCTGCTTTTGGGATATGTGCGAATTTCATGATTACCGCCTTTCGGTTGATTGTTGCGTTGAATAGAACAATGAGGTCTGGATTGGACAGGAAACGGAACACCAGCCAGACCTCCCGCCGCTGCCCCGTGGAAAAAAACGGGTCACGTTGACCCGAAAATCTCATGCCAGTGCCTTGAGCACTGCTTTCTGCTGCTTTGCGTCAAGTTTATTGAACGCCTTGATGATCGCGTCTACGGGGTCAGCCTTGCCGCTCGACGCGCTGCGCGTCTCGCCCTTCAGGGCATTCATCACGTCACGGACACGGGTCTTCAGAAACTCGTACCGCTCGTGGCTGGTATCCAGCATGACTTTGCCCGTTGACGATTCATTCCAGCCCTTACCCGCCGTGAGCGCCTCGCATACTGCCTTGATGACGTACGGTCTCTGTGCTTCGGGTGTATCAAGGCCAAGCGAGTGCATGGCGATAAGCAGATCATCTTGCTGCGTGAGATATTTGGCGACGAGTGTGTTGACTTGTTTTTGAGTAGCGTTTGACATGGTATTTCCTTTCGGTTGAGTTGTTTGCCAGTGGCGGAGTGCCATTGACGAGACCCATTATCCGAAGTGCCCCGTTTGATCGACGGATACGGGGTCAATTTGACCCCTTTTTGGCCGGATTGAGACCCTACCGTACCCCCATGACCCCTATTTGGCAGCTTGGGGGCGCTCCGTATATAACACTATTCCGTAACCATCCTCACCATTTCTATTATCACTTAGACAATGTATACACAAAACCGCAAAAAGTAGACACAACCGCCTTGATATGTACACGCCACAGCCATCACTACTACAAAACCCCCCACTATTATTAAAAAAATTATAACAACACTGTCAAACGTTGGACAAACACAGCCGAAAAAAAGCCCCCGGCAAAACCGGGGGCAAAATATGCTCACCACGAGCAAAGGAGAAGCAAATGTCAAGAGTTGCCACTTGCGCACTTGCAAGACACACTATACACTCCGCGCAACGAGGTACGCAAGGGACCTGCGCATGTTGGATCACTTAATAGAATTCACCCCCGATGTGGACGACGACTCCGCTGGCTTTGTCACGCTTGAAAAAATACCCCCGTCCAACATCGTGGACGCTCAGGTAGATACCGCCGAGTGGTTAAAGAGTCTGGGCGCGGCAAGCGACGAGGTCGCCAATGAGTTGGAGTCCCAAGCAGCCAGAACCGCCTTCACCAACATCGTCACCGCCCAGCCCGACGAACACTCCCGCGCTGCATTAGCGGAAATCAAAACTCCCGCTGCGGTACAACACCTTGTCGGAATGCTAACGGCATATGATTGGGAGTTTATTAATCAGGCCAAAGAACTTCGCGGGTACACGGTGGCCAAGATACTGGAAGAGACAAACCATCCTACGGCCAGCGTACGGCTTAAAGCATTGGCGCTTCTGGGCAAAGTCACGGAAGTGGGGCTGTTCACCGAGAAGATCGAGATTAAGAAGACAGAACTGTCCGACGCTGAACTGGAAGCGCGGATCAAGGAAAAGCTGGGTAAATTCGCCAAGATCGTGGACATCACGGATGTCAGAGAAGTCGAAGAAATAGAATGTCAAAGTGTAGACAATGAACCCAGTACTGAGTCCTGACGAGATAACGGCGCTCCAACGCGCCCTCCCAACCCTAACCCCCCGAGAAAAAGCGGAACTGCTTGCGGACTTGGAAGAACGCGCTGCCCGCGCCAGTAAAGTAATCGGGCGCGACTCCATGCTTGGGTTTGCCACCCACGTGTATCCGGGATTTAAGATCGGCCCCCACCACCGGAAGCTCTCAAAGATCTTTGAGGATGTGATCAGCGGCAAGAAAAAGCGTGTAATCATAAACATCGCCCCGCGTCACGGTAAGTCCGAATTCTCGTCTTACCTGTTCCCAGCTTACTTTTTAGGCAAGTACCCAGACAAGAAGATCATCATGGGCACCCACACGGCAGGCTTGTCGGAAGACTTTGGACGGCGGGTGCGGAACTTAATTGAGTCAGAAGAGTACCAAGAACTTTACCCAGATACGCGGATTGCAGATGACCAGAAAGCAGCAGGAAAGTGGAGTACCGGAGCCGGAGGTCAGTATTACGCAGCGGGTGTCGGTGGTGCTTTGGCTGGTCGCGGTGCTGACTTATTTGTTATTGATGACCCTCATTCTGAACAAGATGTAAAGAGCAACAGCCGTCTGGCGTTCGATACGGCGTGGAGTTGGTTCCAAACAGGTCCTCTGCAACGTCTGATGCCCGGAGGGGCAATTATTGTCATTATGACCAGATGGTCGCTGTTGGATCTGACAGGCCGTTTAATCGATTATCAAACACGCAACCCCGACGCAGAACCATGGGAGATCGTAGAACTCCCGGCCATCTTGAATGAGAACGACGAGAACGAGAAAAGCCTGTGGCCAGAGCAGTGGCCGCTGGAGCAGTTAAAGAAAGTCAAGGCGTCACTCGACCCCCGGTACTGGAACGCCCAGTACATGCAAAGCCCCACCTCTGAGAACTCGGCCATCATCTCGCGTAAACACTGGCGCATCTGGGAAAGCGAGAACCCTCCGCAGTGCGAGTACATCATCCAGTCGTGGGATACGGCGTTTGAGACCAAGAACAACTCCGACTTTTCAGCCTGCACCACGTGGGGAATCTGGTACAACGAAGAGGAGAACAACACGCCGCAGTTAATACTGTTGGACGCGTTCAAGGAGCGGATGGCGTTTCCAGAACTGAAACAAACGGCGCTAAAGCACTATAAGGAGTGGGAGCCAGATGCATTCATTGTGGAGAAAAAGGCAGCAGGTGCCCCGCTCATTCAAGAACTTCGGGCAATGGGTATTCCAGTTCAAGAGTTCTCCCCAAGCAGAGGCAACGACAAGCATGTCCGACTCAACGCAGTCGCCGATCTGTTCACCAGCGGCAAAGTTTGGGCACCTGATACCAGATGGGCACGAGAAGTTATTGAAGAAGTAGCGGCCTTCCCAGTTGGCGAACACGATGACTTCGTGGATACTACGTCGCAAGCACTGCTACGCTTTAGGCAAGGGGGGTTCATTACCCTTGATACCGACGAAAAAGACGAACCCATATACCACCGCGCCAGAAAAGCGGCGTACTACTAAGGACAAATCATGCCAATTGATAAATCAATAAACCAAGCCCCTGCTGGGTTGGATGCGTTGGAGACCGAAGACGAAGCGCCGGGGCTGGAGATTGAGATTGTTGACCCAGAAGCGGTCAGCATTAGCGGTCCGGGCTTTGAGTTGGACGTTATAAAAGCCGAGGTTGAGGACGATTTTGATGCCAATCTGGCAGAAGAACTGGATGAACGGGCGATTGAGTCGCTTGCATCTGAGCTTTTGGAAGACATTGAGAACGACAAAAACTCCCGTAAAGAGTGGGAAAAAGCGTACGTCGAGGGCATTAAGTTGCTTGGCCTTCAGATTGAGGAGAGAACAGAGCCGTGGTCAGGCGCGTGTGGCGTGTTCCACCCCATGCTCTCCGAAGCGGTGGTGCGCTTTCAATCTGAAACCATCTCAGAAACATTCCCCGCGCAGGGTCCTGTGCGTACCAAGATCATCGGTAAAGAAACCCCCGAGGTAAAAGAAGCCGCAGCGCGGGTAGAAGAAGATATGAACTTCGAGTTGACCGAAGTCATGTCGGAGTACCGCCCAGAACACGAAAGAATGCTCTGGAGCCTGCCAGCTACCGGTTCGGCATTTAAGAAGGTCTACTACGATCCCAATTTGGGACGCCAAGTGTCGATGTTCGTGCCAGCAGAAGACGGCATTCTGCCGTACGGCGCAACAGATATGGACACCTGCCACCGCTTCACGCATGTGATGCGCAAGACCAAGAACGAGATCATCAAGTTGCAGCAGGCGGGGTTCTACCGTGATGTTGAGTTGGGCGATCCAGATCGCAAGGTAGAGGACATTCAGAAAGCCAAGGACAAAGAGACAGGCTTTTCTGACTTGAACGACGACAGATACACCCTGTATGAGTGCCACGCTGACTTATATATTGAGGACGACAAACACGCAGATGTGGATGAGGACAAAGAGCACACAGAGATTGCGTTGCCATACGTCGTCACACTCATTAAAGGTTCGAACGAGATTCTGGCCATTCGCAGAAACTGGAAATACGAGGATCCACTGCGGTTGAAGCGTCAGCACTTCGTGCATTATCAGTACATCCCCGGCTTTGGTGCGTATGGCTTCGGTTTGTTCCATTTGGTGGGCGGCTTTGCAAAGAACGCGACTTCGTTGATGAGGCAGCTCGTTGATGCAGGCACTCTTTCAAACTTGCCGGGCGGATTAAAATCCAGAGGATTGAGAATCAAGGGCGACGACACACCTATCGCTCCGGGTGAGTGGCGTGATGTGGACGTAGCATCGGGCAACATCCGCGACAGCATTCTGCCTCTGCCATACAAGGAACCGTCTACAGTTCTCTACAACCTGCTGGGCACAATCGTTGATGAAGGCCGTCGATTCGCAGCGACTGCGGATATGAAAGTCTCCGATATGTCAGCGCAGGCTCCGGTGGGTACAACACTGGCGTTGCTGGAGCGTCAGCTTAAAGTCATGACAGCAGTACAAGCGCGTGTGCACTACACACTAAAGCGCGAGTTTAAGCTGATTAAAGAAATCATTCGTGACTACACTGATCCCAACTACGAGTACACACCTGAGTACGGCAATAAGAAAGCCAAGCGTGAAGACTACGACAAGGTAGACCTGATCCCGGTCAGCGATCCGAATGCAGCGACGATGTCGCAGCGCGTAGTGCAGTACCAAGCCGTTATTCAGATGGCGCAGATGGCTCCGGATATTTACGACCTGCCGTTTTTGCACC